TAGCAGAACCTCCGCCCATTAATGCACCCCCTAAAGCAATCAAACCAAGACCTGCCGCTACTTCTTTTCCTGCAACAGCAGTTCCAACAACTGAAGCACTTAATCCTAAACCGACTGCTAAAATAGCAGCACCCATAGATATTGCCATTTGACCCATTGCTTTTAAAAATGACCCCAATACTTTCTTAAAGTCAAATTTAACATCTTTATCAAACATTGATTCAAAAATTCCTGAAAAAGTATCACCTAAAGTGTTTGAAACAATATCCATTACTCCTTTAAGTACATCTCGCATTTTAAGGAAACCTTCAATCATTTCTGATTCCGCATCATCAATTCCATCTGTCCAATCTATTTTTAATTTCTCAAAAATTTTCTGATTACTTGGAAACTCTGGCAAATTTAATTCACTAAATCTTGACCTTAAATTATTCCAATTATTTAATAAAAAATCGCTTAATCCTCCAATCTCTTGACCTAAATCGCTCTTTAATCCTGTAATATTTAATGATTGTTCTTCGCTAAAGTTTAAAGATATAGGATTTACGGCTGGCAAGTCTTCTAAGCTTAAAATTTTCTCCATTTCTAAAGCATATTCTCTTTCTTTCTTTAGCCTTTCAGAAAACTGCTTATCCCTTTCCCTCATCTCATCGGAGTGCATTTTTTTAAATGCTTCAAGTCTTTTATAACCAGCATCCTTTATTTGCTTTTCTGTAACTCCTGTTTCAACTTTGCCGCTTGTCTTTCCTGTAAAATCAAGTAAGCCAGTCATGGAAACATTAGCTTTTTTTACTTCTGCAACAAATTTTTGTATGCTTTCTCCAAAACCTATATTATTAATTGCATCAGAACGCTTTACAAGTTCTTCTTGCAATTCCATTAAGCGATTGTTTGTCCATTCGTTACCGTTGATTATCCTTAAAAGTCTAACCATTGTCCGTTCAAAATTATAAAACTCTCTATTAAGAGTATGTAAATTTGTCTTTAGTGTAGAAAAGTTTTCACTTGCACCATAAGCAAGAGCAGCAATTAAAGCTATTACTGCTATGATTGGAAGATTAAGTGCTGCAATAGCAACACCTATTGTTTTAACTGCCGTTATTAATGCTCCTATTGCCACTAAAGTTGGTCCAATTGCAGCCACAAAAACTGAACCTATAATTATATTTTTCTTTGTTTCACTGTCTAATTTAGCAAACTCTTTCATAAAATTATTTACAAGAGTTATTCCTTTTGTAAATGATGGTAAAACAGTTGTTCCAAAAGTGTCTCCTATTTCTTTTAACGATTCTCCAAACATTCTCATTTGGTTTGCCGCACCTCCTCCAGTTCTTGCAAAATCACCTTGTGAATTTGTGGTGTTTGCCAATACATAATTATACCTAAGTAAAACCTTTTCAGCCTGTGTTAAATCTTCTGCATTTCCTTTGAATCCTTTTGATAAAGCATAAGCCTTTAAATTGGCTTCTGTCATTACTATTCCTAAAGTTTTAAGAGATTCTGTTTCGCCTGTGAATATGCCTTTTAAGGCTGTATTTGCTTGCTCTATTCCTATATTTTTAAATGAAGCCAAATCTGCAGCTAAGCCTACTAAAGAAGTCGATAAACTTGCGGCTTGTTCTTGCGTTAGACCCATAGAAGTCGACATATCTCCATAAGTCGAAGCCATGTCCATTGCTGAACCTTTAGCGATACCGAATTGAGTTAATGATGTACTTGCAAATTCTTTTACCGCATCCGCTGATTTGCCAAAAGCAACCTCGACCTTATTAGTAGCTTCTTGTGAATCGGAAGCTAACTTAATCATTTGCTTGCCAATCAAAAGCAAAGGTGTGGTAATCGCCAATGACATTGCCGAGCCTATGCTGGTCATTTTTTTACCAAACTCTTCAAATTTTTTGCTTGCTGAATTTAAGCCATTATTTAACTCATCAACATCTACGCCGATACTAACTTCTAAATCTGCCGCCATTATTTTACCATGTTTTTAAATAAATCAATACTTGCACTTTCATTATGTTGGATTCTGCTATCTAAATTTAAAGGTTTAATCTTTTCAGGTGTTATTGGTTTACATCCCATGCTTGTATTATTAATCATCGTCATTAATTCCCTTGTATGCACCCATTTTAATTCCTCTCTTCTGTTATAACCCTCTCTAAGCATAAAGAACTCGAACAAGGTAAGCTCAATTATTTCACTTCCTTTTAGTCCGAGTTCCCCGTAACAAAATAATAAAATGTCAAAGTGACTTTCTCTTATGCTTTCACCTTTGTTTTTTTTTGTTCAACTTTTGCGAAACCTGAAAATAAAGCCGTTGTCATAATCGCAATATTACTTTCGTTTAAAAGTCCTTCTACATCAATTAACAGAAACGTTTCTTTTTGCGACAAAGTATATTCTTCTTTTTTATAAACAGAATAATTAATTGCAGCAAAATAAATCAATGACATAAAATTTTTCATTAATTGAATCGTGTCTGTATTGTCTCGCAAAGATTCCTCAAACTGGCTAAATGACAATTTTCTGTCTTCGCAAAAATCCATAATTGCCATCATCCCAAATAGGCACGTCAGTTTAACTTCTCCCTCGCTATTTTTGAACTCTACTAATCCTTTCATATTATGCTGATAATATATCAATAGTTGGACTTCCTGTTGGAGTTAAATCACAAGTAAATGTTGCTGCTTCGTCCTGTCCAAATGTTAAAGGTAGACTGGTCACAAAGCAAGACCATTGGAAAGTTGTGTCTCCTGAGGTTGCAGTCTTAAACTTAACAATTAACGGTGTATTGGCTACTAAAGCATTTACCAGTTGATCTACTTGGTTTGTGCCTGAAAAGTTGACCATTCCACTAATAGAAATTGAACCTTCTTTTAATCCTGCTATTACTTCTCTCCAACCATTTGAATCTTTGGTTGTAGTGTCTATTGGCGACATCGTGAAACTAATTTCACTTGAATCCGTGTCTGTAATCAGAGTATCGATTCCACCTGAAACGGTGTAAACCTTCATGTCTTTCCCGTTAAATTTTCCGCTTGGCATTGTATTATATTATTTTTCAAAAAATTTATGTTGCAAAATTGCTACTGTCCTGTAATTTGTTTCACTATTACCATCATTAAAACCATCAAAACTACCACTTAATTCTAAACTGACAAAATTAAATATTGTACTTGTTAAATTTATTGTGTCTCTGCTTGGATTAACTATTGTTAAAACTGCGTTTAATATATCGTCCGCTTGTTTCCTGCCTCCATACGTTGGTATAACCTCTGTATTAACTTCTATATTTAACGTTGCAGTTCCTCCGAAATTGTCCTTTGTATTTTGGTCTTCTGTCTGAACGTATGAACCTAAAATTATAAATGGTCTTGGTGAATTTATCGGTGCTTCCATGTCGTAAACTTTTACAACGTTTCCCGAACTTGTTATGGAGTTCCCTATCGCTGTGACGTAAGCTTTCCGTAATTCATATCCTGCCCATTTCATAACCTCAAATCTTTAATTATCTTTTTTAAATCTGCTTTAAAAATTGGAACTTCACTCGCCCAGCTTGGAATCAAAAATGGTCTTGGTTTCATTCTACCTTTGCCGTTAACAAAAAAACTCATCGCCATTTCATCAAAACCTTTCGGAACTTTTACAAACTGTCCTGTTCCAAACTCTACATAAGGTGCATAATCTTCTGTCGCTGAAATTCTGCCTATCAATCCGTTTTTATCAATTTTTGATTTTATGCTTTGTTTTAGTTTTCCTTTATCTACCGGAACGATTAAAACAGCTTTTAGTTGTATGTTTTGAGTAGCTTTAGCAACTGCAAACTTAGTCCTTGTGGTTACTTGAGCGTCAAGGTTTCTTAGTTTTGCCTTTAGTGCCTGCATCCCCTTCACTGTTATCTGTGCCATGTGCTAAACCTTGTTTTATCCAAATTAATGCTATTTCCTCATCCACTTCTTTTTCTTCTCCCTGACCCACAAGACCATATTTTAATGAATCAATATTTTTCAGTGCTGTTACTTTCATTTTGTTGCAATTCTAAGTTTTAAAATCTTATTTCTATTTTCTACATTTTCAACGAATAATATTCTGTAATCCTTAGAATTATATCTAACCAGCATAGTATCGTTAATCGTTACCTCGTTTCTAATCCAAACGTCAAACACTTCCTGAAATATCTGTATTCCTTGACCATCAATTTTTGCCCTGCCATTAGGTACTATTTTAGCCAATATTTCAAGAGACAAAGTTTTAGTGCTGGTATAACCTCCGCCACCATCTGCCGTTGGTGTTACCGTATAAAAGCCGATTTGGTCTCTAAGGTCTCCAAAGTTTAAAACTACATCAGCCATGAACTTCTATATTTTAAAGCCGATTCTCTCCAGTTGTTTGGGAGTAAATTGCTTGTCGTTAATGTTATGCCTGTTCTAAACTCGAAATCCTCTCCTACCTTCTTAATAACTATCATTTTAAGGTTATCAGTCAAACTTGCATAACCTGCTGTATATGTCACTTTGATTGGATCCTCTGATGTTAACTTAACCTTTGGATTATTTCCACCTCCTACAGTAAAAGAAACCGATGCATTGTCCATATCAACGACTGTAATATTTCCCTGTAACGGTATAATTGGAAGGTTAAAGTATTCATTTACGCTTTCGAATTGAGCCTCTACGCTCGTGGTTACTAATGCCTGTTTAATGTATAAACCAACTTCTTGCCTTCCTGATTCTAACAATATTGCTAACAGTGTATCATGAACCGAAGTACTTATGCCTAAGTAAGATTTAACCTCACTCAAAGTAATAAGTTCGTTGCCTGTTTCGGTTTGTGTACAACTATTTAATATCGTTCTTGTCATTTCGTTAGCTTTCTTTCTTTTGTGACTACTTTTTCTGCTTGGATAATATACCCTTCTTTAATTAGGTCATGTGCAGTGTAAGACTTTAAATTTATTTTGTCTCCTACCTTGTGACCGTTAAATTCTTTTTTTACTTCAAACATATTTTAAATTTTAAAAAAGGGAGGAAATTAATCCTCCCCTTGTGTTATGATTAAGCAGTTTCAAGTGCAGCTTTTGCGGTGCTAAATACACCTTTAACAATTACTGGTGTATCGTTTGCGGATACGAATTGTACCAATCTTTGCTCTACAAGAATAGTTTTCTTGTTTTGCGTAAAGTCGTTGCCATCCATGCCTATCTGAATTGAAAGACCTTCTCTAAACAATACGTTTGCCACTGAAGTGTCACCTCCGATAAACTCTCCAGCAGTTACCGCTGTTGTTGCTATTACTCTCATGCCATAGATAACCATGTCACCAGCGAAATCTGTGTACTGCTTGTAAAGCGGCTCGTTTGAACTTGACTTCAAAGTTTTCATTTTCGCTATTGTGCTCGGGTGTACAAACACCGCTGTTGGGATACCGTTAGCAATCTCAACTTGTAAAGCCATTGCGTTTAATACGTCAAACTCGTTGGCATTATCAACCGCCAAAGCCAAAGCACCTGCACTAAAAGTAGTTGCATAAGTCTTCAAACCTTTCAAATTATCACCAGTACCATCACCAGTCAATAGTTGGTTTTCAGTTACTACTGAAACTCTCTTTAACAAGTTGTTTTGAACGTATGAAGCCAACTGCCCAGCATCTGCCAACATCTCTGTTGTAACTTTACCGTAAACGGCAATTTTGCCTACTGGCATTGTTTTCTCTTTGTAAAGAACCGATAGTTGCGTTTTGGTATCTCCTTCACCGATAAAGATTGGAGTACCTTGTGCATCTTCTTCTTCAACCCAAAGAGCGTGCTTTGCTGTTGTTGAACCCACCGAAACGTTCGCCAAGTATCTTTCTTGTCTTTGTCTGATTACAGAAACAATACCTGTGTTTTGCGTAATCGTTTGGAAAGTAGAACCTGCTTCAATCGTATTGTTAAGCCCCATTGTAACTGCAGCTTTCAAATACAAAGGCTCTGTTTGCTTGCCATCGGATTTAACGATTCTGTCTATTGATTCTCTTTGCTCTTCAATAGAGTTTAAAATTGCTTGCTTAATAGAAACAACCTCTTTTGTCTTGCTTTCTGCATTGTTCTTCAATTTCAATTCCAAAGCATCTACTTGTTTTGCAATGGCATCCTTAAAACTGTCAAATTCTGCCTTGTCAGCCGATTTCTCAATCTTTGCAGCCAATTCCACCGCCTTAGCTTCAATCTTTGCACTGGCATCGTTTGAGGCATCTCCTTTGGCTTTCTCTACCAAACCTTTTACCTTTTCAAGTAATTCTGTTTTTGCTGAATTTAATTCTTCGCTCATTATAATTCTTTATTTAATTCTTTTAAAAATTTAACTATTGATTCATCTTTAGAAACCTCCACTGTTTCAAGCGATTCAGGTGCTGTTACGGTCTGAGTGCTTTTAATTGCTTCAATTTCTTCAAGTATAAAATTCTTTGTAAACTCTAACTGTAACTCCAATAATGGAAACATCTCATCTGTAAACGTTCCCTTTTTTAGTGCCTTAGTTAGCTTTTGCATTCTTTCAAATGCTGTAATGATGTTATTGTCAAAATGGCTTTTGTACAAAGACTTCAACTCTACTGTTGGTGTTTCGGGATTTGCTCCCCAAACCACTGTAGAACCTTCGTACAACTTAGCTTCTGTTATTGAAGTGTATTCTGTTCCATCTCCTGACTTCTTGGTTTCCCATTTGTCTTTTGGCACTGAAAACATTACTGAATGTTGGGAAACTAAACCTGCTTGATATAATTTTAAAATATCATTGCCATGCGTTGTATCTACTATCTTGGAAGTCATTTTTAAGCCAAATGAATCTTCTTCAAATTCGGGCTTGGATAAAACAAATTCGGGTGAAGGTCTGTGATTGCTTAAATGGAAAAGTTCATCTGTTCCGCTTTTGCCTCTGGCATTAATGGATCTGGTGTACGCTCCTTTCATTATCATATCACCATCCAAGTCTATATTACCAAACTTAGACACATAGGCTACTACTGTCCGCCCTGATAAATCAAGAATATCGCCATTTATACCTTTACTTTTCATTTGTGCAAAAAAAAATATTTACACAAAAAACGACAAAAGGAATAGTTTAATTTGTGTAGCGATTCCTAAATAGCTATTTTTGTACTTTAAGTTTTCTTAAAAGTATGACCCAAGAAGAAAGAGAAGATAAAACTGTGACATCCCAGCAGGTTGCTGATTACTTCGATATTGCCATTAATACGGCAAAACGTTACTGTAAGAATGCAAGGTTGCATTATGGAAAGAACCCGAAAGAAATGGTAACTCTTGGGCAAGTGAAAAGAAGTAATAGGTTGGAAAAATAGTTTTAATTGTTAAGGTAAATTTAATAACTACTGACTTTGTTGGTAGTTTTTTTTTGTGCATAAAAAAAGGAGGTCTTAAACCTCCATTGTTTTTAATAACTCTCTTATCATTTTTTGTATTGATTCCTTTTCACTTTTCGGAACTCGGAACGCCAGTGTGACCGTTGGCTCTTTGTATTTTCTTGGTGCTCCTGCACCTTTTGGGT